GTCTTTTTACTAGTCAAGATTCATAAGCCTACTATTCACCAGATAAGTTATGGCTCGTAGAAGAAAGTCTAGTCCACGCCGAAGAAGTCGAACAACTTCACTATTGAATGTTGCAGAAAGTTATGCTTATGCAAATGTATTAACCCAGGGATTAATGGGAACATCTCCTGTAGGATTAATTACAGGCCCAACTGATATTGGGTTTAAGACTCCAAGTGTAGGGTCAAGTATGCTTCAAGCATATGCAGCACCTATGGCAGTTGGAGCAGATGCGATTTCTTTGGGAGATCTGATTAGTTCTCCTGACCAGGCATTTGGTGTTGTTCAATCAAACTTCATGAACAATTACCAGGCAATGGCTATACAATCATTAGGCATTGGAATCGGCTTTAGATTAGGAAAACGCCTTTTACGCCGTCCAATAAGTAATGTAAATAGGAACATATTCAAACCTTTAGGAGCAGGTTTCAAACTTTGAGGTGATCTAAGATGACAACACAAAATGTAACAGGTGTTCTAAACTGCTCTAGCGGTTTCAAGATTCCATTAAACGCAACAATCACAGACGGCACAGAAGCAAGTCTAACCACAGATACAGCTTACACAGTAACAGCCCAGAACATTGGAGACTTCGCAACAGGTCAAACAGTCACTTCTGGAATTGTTACAGCAGGTGCAAACATATCATATGCATACATACTAAGGAAAGGATTGATTCTTTCTCTAATACCATTCGCAGTTAAGGGAGTCGCTTGCGGCACTCCTGATCTTGCTCGCCCTGTAACTCTGATGGCAGGTGACCAACTCCGCGTCTTCACTATGGTCGCGGCTGGCCGTAATGCGTCTCTTGCGGTAGTAACTAACCAAGGAGTTCCTAGAATCTTTATTGGTGCTAGTGTAGCGGCAGGTGCGGGAACTTTCCAACTTGTAGATCTCCAGACTGGAAATTCCATCGGAGAAACTTTACAGGGGCAAGTTTGTGTTATGGCACAATTTACTTCAGTTGACCAGGCATTAATTACAAGCGTGGCAGGTGGCGCACAAGTAACAATGTCAAACGGTAATTTGTCGGGAAGCGTTCCAGCTACAAATCCAATTGTTGCTCAACCTTACATGAAGCCAGCACGAATCCCAGTTCAACTAAACTTTACAGCGCAATACATCACAAGTGCATAAGGTGATTATATGGCTAGAATGACAAAAGCACAAGGTCGCAGAAGATTAGCAGAGATGCAGTCAAAAGCGTTCAAGTTGTTAGGTGCTGGATATATGTCAATGAAAGATTACGAAGCAGTTCGTAAAATAGTTGACATGCGATCTAAACAATTAAAGTAAGTGATATGATATGCCTTTGCCAAATGCGGAAAAGATTTCCAAAAGAATCTATCCGATTATGCAAGGCAAGACACTTGAAGAGATTGCATCTGGTGAAAACCCCACAATAGATAATACGGCCAAGCCAATATCTGTCGAGGAGTTAAATGAGGACGAATTAAGAAGATTAGTACTAATTAAACTAGCAATCACAGCCTGTAAAGGTGATTGGGACGGATTTTTAACATAAGGATGTATACAATATGCCATTACCAGATGCAAATAATTATTCGATGAGGATATATGAGTTACTAAAAGAGACTGATCTAGAGAACTTATCTTATGCTCAGTTCCAGGGAGTAGCTGAAAAACTATTCATTGAACCAGAGAATGAAGATGAAATGCGAAGATTAGTCTTGGTACAGTTAGCCAGGATGGCAGTTCGAGGCGATTGGGACGGATTTTTGACTGGTGGAGGCGGATCAGCAGCCCCAACAGATGCAGAATATGTAGTGATGGCACTCAATGGTACTCTAACTAACGAAAGAAAGCTAACAGCAGGGTCTAGAATTTCAATCACTGACGGTGGTGCTGGCGGTAATGTTACGATCGCAGCAGATGCAAGTCCTGTAACTTCCCTGGTTGCAGGGACTAATGTAACATTAAGCCCTGTATCTGGTTTAGGTGATGTCACAGTTAACGCAGCCTCAAGTCCTGTTACTTCTTTGGTTGCAGGGACTAACATTACATTAGACCCAGTTTCAGGATTAGGTGATGTAACAATAACAGCAGCAACTCCAACAGGATTAGCCCCAGATGATGCGTCTTACTTGACTCTTGGTTTAGATGGCGATCTTTCTAATGAAAGAGTATTAACAGCTGGTACGGGAATTTCTTTTACTGACACAGGGCCAAACGGGACATTGACAATTGAATCAACTGGTGGCGGTGGTGGTTCTGGGTATCAACCAGTTTTGCCTGATCGTGATGGTTCTTTCCCTGCAAGTAATCGAGAATTATACCTGGTATCTTGTATGCCTCCCTGGGGTAATACTCAATCTAGCTCAACATCATCTACTACAGCAAGTAATAATCCCTATTTCAGGCCGTTTATTTCTCCTGTTACTGGGACAGTTACAGAAATACAAGTCAATGTAAATTCTGCCTCAGATACTCCAGATTATACAATTGGAATTTATAGTGACTCTGGTGGTTTGCCTAATTCTAAAATTACTGAAGGGACAATCTCAATTTCATCAACGGGTGTTTTGGCATTAACAAGCTTCACAGGAACGCCGGCGTTAGTTGCAGGTACTCAATACCATTTTGCATGGGTTAGAAAAGATACAAGCGGAGCAGGTAATTTTACTGCTGAATCTGCTGATACATGTTTCAAATATTCGCCAGTAAGTCAAACATTTCCTAACTTGACTTCAATAGGAAATTCAGGGGCAGTAGTTGCGTTATCTAGTGGTTCGCCAAATGCTTTGCCTGCTACTGTTTCAACAGGTAATTTAAATCCGTTTTCTAATAACCCTATCAGATTCGGTTTAAGGTGGGATTAATGCCCAAACCAAAACCTGACCAGGTAATTAGACACGAAATAGTTCTTGGACGATCAGAAAGAGAATTAATTTCTGATGGTTTACTAGCTTACCAGGTAAACAGAATTTCAACTCCATTAGTAGCATTAATTTCTGATGTCTCCGCTATGTCATTAATTCTAGGTGGACTAGCTACATATTACGGATTTAAGTTTGACCTGGGAACTAGAGCATACGAATCTGGTTTAGACATTTACAATGATTGGTTAATTCAATACAATGCCTGGAAAGCAACAGCAACAGAAATTAGAGACGATCCAATAAGTCAAATCATTAATCTAATCATTCCTAGTGTACCAAATCCATATTCTGGAATGTATAGACCAGACCCCACTACTATTATTCCTCAAGTTGAGAATCCAGACATATATGCACCTACAGGGTCTAATCCTGTATTCGGTTCACCAATATGAGCCATATACCCCCTTATTGAGGCATCTTCTTCCAAAACTTAAACCTATTATTCTGTATTACTCTCTTCTCAGCCTCAAGAGCGTCTATCTGTTTGTTTAGAGTTCCTATAATCTCCTGATACTTCTTTCGCTCATATGGAGCAATAACAACTCCTTTGTTAGCTCTAACTAACTTACCTGTATATTCTCCATCATCATCACGCTCCTTAGTCCAAACAGGAGATGTGTAATACCATTCAATAGCGGCTGATACATTTTGAGACATGTAACCCTTCTTTGATTTTTTACGAAGTAATTCAGAAGTGTGTTCATGCAAAGTAAACGAATGTAATATTTTACTCATACTTCCACCCAATTGGAACAAAAAGGACACACATGATGAATACAAAGATCATAAATATCTTTTTCTGATACTTCATATTCAATATGGGGATTGTTAGTATTAATTTCTTGATCGCTAATGTATGTAATAATCATTGGTTTAGTTACTTCACCACTACAACACGGTGCATCACAATCGCAATCTTCTATAATTACACATAATTCTGAATAACAAGTATAATTCATTATACAACCTCGCTTAATTTATGACCTGCACCTTCTGGGCAAGACATAGCCTGTATGATCCTTACATCTTCAAAGGTGTTAACTAAAAACTCTAGCTGACATTTACAACATCTAAGGTTCATAGCCAATCCTCACTAATCATGTCCTTACATCGTTCACAAATGCCCCATAAATGACCCTTCTGGTCTTGATGACATTTTCTTATTCTGCATAAACAACATTTGTTATCTACCATTTTTTCACCTTATTTTTTATTAAAAGATAAAAATCATAATACAATTCATTTAAACTATGGGTATTCTCTCCATAATCACTTAGATCAATTTGTTCTTCAATCAGCGTTATCATTTCGTGTACGTCTCGGCTCGCGTCCATAATATTGATTCTGACCCGTATGGGCTATATAATATACGCGGCAAATCTGCCGCAGGAAAAAAACGCAGTTTTTTTTCATGCTAATCGCTTTTCAAGCGGTTGCATATCGCCTGAAAGATACCTTTCCGACCTAGACACCAATTAAAAGGATTGGGATTGGGGTTATGGGGGGTTTTAAGAGCCGATGGGGGATGGGACGGGCCATGATGGAGACACTCTATATTATAGGAACGATAATTATGGGTTTTGGCGTAGTTTTCAAACTATTAATTGACCTGGGAAGACAAATAGAAGACGGATTAATTGAATTAGATGAAAAACTAGCTATTGCAATACGATCAGTAGTGGAAAAGATACCAGGCTTAGGTGAACATGAGCCAATTAACCCAATTCAAATGGCGATCGGTCAACTTATAGCTAACATGAACCAACAAAAGCAACAACCACAAATGAAAATTATCGAAAGAGACGAAAAAGGTCTTTTTACTAGTCAAGATTCATAAGCCTACTATTCACCAGATAAG